AAAAATAGAAAATAATTTATACGCTCAAGCCGTATATTACGAACCAAATAGGATTTCTGCTTTTTATGATTATGAATCTATGGAATATACTCCAGAAATCTCAACAGCCCTTGATATATACTCTGAAGAATCAACAACACCAAATCAAGATGGTTATGTTTTACAAATATATTCTGAATCAAAAAGAGTTAAAGCAATTCTAGGTGATTTATTTAATAAAGTTTTAGATATAAGCATTAACTTACCAATGTGGATTAGAAATACATGTAAATATGGTGATAATTTTGTCTATTTAAAACTAGACCCAGAAAAAGGAATTGTTGGTTGTTTACAATTACCAAATATTGAAATTGAAAGACTTGAAAGGGGAATGGAAGCTAGAACAATTAGTGCAAACATTGGTACCGATATTCAGTTTAAAAACAAAACAATGAAGTTTGTTTGGAAAAACAAAGATATGGAATTTAACACTTGGGAAATTGCACATTTTAGATTACTTGGTGATGATAGAAAACTTCCATATGGAACATCAATGTTAGAAAAAGCTCGTAGAATTTGGAAACAATTAGTATTAGCTGAAGACGCAATGTTAATTTATAGAACAGCAAGAGCACCAGAAAGAAGAGTTTTTAAGGTATTTGTTGGTAATATGGATGACAAAGATGTTGAAGCTTATGTTCAGCGTGTTGCAAATAAATTTAAAAGGGACCAAGTTGTTGATTCTAAAACTGGTAATGTTGATTTAAGATTTAATCAAATGGCCGTAGATCAAGATTATTTTGTTCCTGTTCGTGACCCCGCACAAGCGTCACCAATTGAAACTTTGGCAGGAGGTCAAAATATGGGAGAAATTGCTGATATTGAATATATTCAGAAAAAATTAGTAACAGCTCTTAGAATACCAAAAGCTTATCTTGGTTTTGAGGAACCGGTTGGTGATGGAAAAAACCTATCATTACTTGATATTCGTTTTGCTAGAACAATTAATAAGATTCAAAAATCTATGATTGCCGAACTTAATAAAATTGCAATTATTCATTTATTTTTATTAGGTTTTGAAGATGAGTTACATAACTTTACGCTAGGTTTAACAAATCCATCTAAACAAGCTGATTTATTAATGATTGATGTTTGGAAAGAAAAAGTAACTCTTTATAAAGATATGGTTACAGAAATCCCAAATACAATACAACCAACATCAGCAACTTGGGCTAAAAAACACATTTTTGGTTTTTCTGATGAAGATATTAAACTTGAGATTCAACAGATAAGATTAGAGAGAGCTGTTGCTGGAGAAATAGCAAATACAGCAACAGTAATTACACATACTGGATTATTTGACACTGTTGATAAATTATATAAAACTGTTTCTGGTGAAACAGTTAGTGCTGGAGGAGCAGCTGGAGGTGCAGCACCGCCACCACCACCACCAGCTGGTGGTGCACCTATGACTGATAGTGTTGAAAAAACAAATTTAAATATATTATTAGAAAGTGATGCGTTATTTGGTGATGAATACATTGATTTATCAAAAGGTAAAAATTCTTTAGGTCAGATAGAAAATGAATTAGATAAATTATTAAATGGATGATATTTATTAAAAAAAATAAAATATGAAGTTCGGTATATTAAAATCTAAAATAGAAAAATGTTTGTTAGAGTCATATAAAAATGATAATCTAAAAAGAGAATTATTTGTTTTTAATGAATTAATTGTAAAAAACAAAAATTTAAATAAATTATATTATTTGTATGATGAATTATCAAAAAATAAAGGGTTAAATGAATCTATTGCAAATGATTTTATAAATGAAAGTATAACAATTTATGAAAATACTATTAACAAAATATCAAAACCAATTTTTGATGAGTTAGAGATGTGGGTTGGACACTTAAAAACAAATAATTTATATGAAAATATTGATAATTTGTTTTCAACAAACGTACTAACTTTAGAAAATAAGATTAAAAGTAAAAAAATTATTTTAGAAAATTTAATAAAAACTGAAGAAGAAGAAGTTTTATTAGAAAATATATCAATTAATGAAATGGTTAAAATTGCAAACAAAACCGTAAAAAATTATTTGGACAATCTTACAGAAAATGAAAAAAGAAAACTAGAAACAATTCTTTTAGAATCAGATGAAAAATTAAAAATAAAATACGAGGTTATAAAAGAAGACGTTATTGATAAATTAAATGATTTAAAATTAAATGAATCTGATTCTGAAATATTATTAAAAATAAATGAAACAATAAAAAAAATTGATTCAGAAAAATATGACAAACTAAATTATTTTAAATTACAACAATTAAATAAAAATCTTTAATTGTTTAACTTTAATTTTTGTCTATACTTTGCCCTACTAATTTCATTCCTTCTTTCAACAGATTTTTTTATAAATTCTTTTCTATAATTTAAATGTGAATTTTGTCTGGTTTTAATAACCTTACTTTTTAGTTCTTTAAGAGCCCTTTCGATGTCGTTTTTTTTTATTTTTACAATTAACATAGTTTTATAAATTTTTTATATATTGATATATATTTCAAATTTACGTAAATTTCTAAAAAATAAACATTATATGTATGAAAAAAAAATATGAAAAAAGGCAAAACAACCAAAATAAATGGTTTTAGAACATCTAAGGTTCAATACGGAACTGTAGATTCAAAAAACTTTAAATCACTTTATCTAAATTTACAAACTTGGGTTGAGCCAAAAAATGACTATGAGAATTGGAATAGAATTGTTTTAAATATGAACAGATTTATAAAACATTCAATTTATGATAATATTGATAAAAAATTATTTGATCAAAAATTTATTGTTGATTTAGATTTGAGAACAAGTGGTTTACAATTAAAAAAGAAATCATTTATGAATTTAGAAATAAACTTGTTTTTAATTGATGAAATAGATTTTAAATCCACAAAATTAAAAAAATCTTTAAAAAATATAATTAAACAACTTTATTCTGACGTGTTAACAAAAAACGAATATTTTAAATTTTATTTAACTAAAAACGGCAATACTAAATTAATTAAGGTAAAAACCGAAAAGGAGTAATATTTATTTAAAAAACATTTAAAATGAAAATATTAGCACCTAACGAAATTGGTAAAGGAATTCTTATTGAATATGATGCTGGTTATATAAATCCAAAGTCTCAAAATAATCAATATATTATGGAATCTAAAAATTTTTTAGATTACTCAAAACCATTTGAATTTTACGCAGTTTTACAAAAATACAATACTCCAAATAGAAATGGTAGAGTTTACCCAGAAAGAATTTTAAAAAGAGAAGTAGAAAATTATAAAAAAATGATTGAAAAAGGTACTTCACTTTCAGAATTAAATCACCCAGAATCTTCACTTATTGATCTTGATAGGGTTTCACATTTAATAACTGAAGTTTGGTGGGATGGTCCTGTATTACTTGGTAAATTAAAATTATTAACAAGTCCTGGTTTTCACGAAAGAGGAGTTGTATCAACAAAAGGAGATTTGGCTGCAAATTATCTTAGACAAGGAGTAACACTTGGTATTTCATCTCGTGGTGTTGGGTCACTTAAAAAAGTTGGTGAAACAAATGAAGTACAAGATGATTTTGAATTAATTTGTTTTGACCTTGTTTCTTCACCATCAACACCTGGTGCATATCTTTTTTTAAATAGAGATGATAGAATGAAATATGAAGAAAATCTTGATGAAGAGAAAAAAATGACAATAGAAAGAAATGTTGGTGATTCTGGCAACAAATCTCTTGACTTAATGAAAAGATTATCCGATTATTTGGGTAAATAAAAAAAATATGGAACAAGGAGAAAAATATTTCGTAGCAAAAATTACATCAGATTTGTTAGATAGTGAATCTGGAAGAGTAAAAAAAATGAAAGAAGAAAAGTTAGTTTTAGGTTATTCACCAACAGATGTTGAGGCAAAAGTAACAAAAGTTTATGAACATTATACGATGGATTGGAGAATAACATCAATCACTGAAAGTAAAATTGATGAAGTAATTAATTAATTTTAAAAATTATTTTTCAAAAAAGGGAGGACAAATGTCTTCCCTTTTATATTTTATATGAATTTTTTGAGAATATGTAATATTTATATTGTAAAGAAATAATAAATGGCAAAAGAAAACATTGTAGAGAACACATTATTCCAAATAAAAAATTTGGAAGAGTCTCTTAAAAAAAATGCACAAGGAATACTTTCATCAACAATGAAGAAAGAAATCAATTCTTTAGTAAAAGAATCTCTTATGGAACAAGAAGAGGTTGGAAATGCTATGCCAACAGATGATCAAGAACCCGATTTAAACCAATTAGGTAATCAACCAGAAATGGGACAATTACAAATGGGCGATGAAACTGGGGGTGATGAAACTGGTGGTATTGAAGAACCTATTGACGCTGATGCTGGTTTATCGAGTCCAGAAGATATGGACGATGAAACAATCGATATGACTGATGCAACAGATGACGAGGTAATTAAAGTATTCAAAGCCATGGGTGATAGTGATGGCATTGTAGTTACTAAAGATAACAATATTATCACATTAACAGATGATGACGATGAGTACATTATTAAATTAAATGAATCTATGGAAAATTTTGAAGAAATAAATATGGAAGAAGATCTATACGAAATGGATGATTATTCATTTGAAGATGAAGAAGATGATATGTCTTTTGAAGATGAAGAAGATGATATGTCTTTTGATGATGAAGAAGATGACGATATGGAATATTCTTTTGATGATGAAGAAATCATATATGAACTTGAAATGGATGCAAACCAAGTTGATGCTTCTACTCTAAATGAGTACGAAGATGAAGAAGACGATATGTCTTTTGACGATGAAGATATGTCTTTTGACGATGAATATTTAGCAGATTTAGATGACGAGGAATTTGAAGAGGGTCTTTATGAATCAAAATCTTTTTCACCTAAAGGAAAAGTTGGTAGACTTAAAAAGGTAGATTTTAAATCAAACACAGTTGGTGGTTTTAACGAAAAAAGAAAAGAAGCCTTTGGTGGTAAAGTAAAAGCTCACGGTACCGGTAAAGCTAAATTTACTTACAAAGATGGTGAAAATTTAGATGGTGAATTTAAAATTAAACCAAAATCTAAAAAAGTTGAAACTAAAGAAGCGTCAAGATTTGTAAAATCTGTAGATAGAAAAGTTAAAAGAGGATTAATGGCAGCACCAGGACAACTTAAAGAAGAAGTTGTTGAATTAAGAACTAAAAATCAAGAATACAGAAAAGCTCTTGATTTGTTTAGAACAAAACTTAATGAGGTTGCGGTATTTAACTCAAATTTAGCTTACGCTACAAGATTGTTTACCGAACATTCAACAACAAAACAAGAAAAGATTAATATTCTTAGAAGATTTGACGATGTTGAAACTTTAAAGGAATCTAAAAATCTTTACAGAGTTATTAAAAACGAACTTTCAGACGGAACTTTGAACGAAAGTGTAAGTTTAAACGAATCAATTCAAAGAACAGTTAATAATTCAGTTTCATCTGGCTCTGCTGTTAATTTGATTGAGTCTAAGACTTATGAAAATCCTCAATTTTTGAGAATGAAAGATTTAATGACAAAAATAAAATAAACAAAAAATAAACTTTTTTAAAAGTCAAGTATATTTATAATATACATAAATAAAAAATAAAACAAAAAACCAATAAAAATGGGAGCATTATTAGAATCAGGTCTTGTTGGTAACATCGGTCTTAAGCACCTTAAAGTTATCAAAGA